AGAACAATTACCTATTCACTGGGTTACACCAGTAGGATTTCCAGTTTATCAATCCTATCCTGAAATGAAGTCTAAAAGAGTTAAAGCTATGCTTATGGGACAAGTTATAAAACCTCGTATCAATGCTGAGACTGATAGGACAGATAAATTGCGTATGTCAAATGGGGTCGCACCCAATCTTGTTCACTCAGTAGATTCTGCGGGAATGATTAAGACTGTTAATGTTGCATATAAAAATGGAATTAGAAATTTTTGTAATGTGCACGATAGTTTTGGTACTACTGCGGGTGATGTAGAAATGCTTAATAAAAGTTTAAGAGAAGCCTTTATTGATATGTTTTCTAATCACGACATACTAAATGAGTTCAGGGAAGATGTGTTAAAACAACTACCTGATAACGTAAAATCTAAATTACCTGAAATCCCCTCAAAAGGTGATTTGGATATTAATAAATTGAGGGAAAGTAAGTTCTTTTTTGCGTAAAAGCATTAAAGTGCCCGTACTTAGAACATATAAAAAAAGGAGACAAAAAAGAAATGGCAAAGAATAGTTATGTCAAGGTTGTATCACCAGTTGGAGTTTCGCAATATGCGTGGCTGACAACACCCGATACTCGTTTTGATGAGACTGGTCATTATAAAACCAATCTTATTTTAAACAGCAAAGATTCTCAAGTATTGAAAACTCAAATCAGTGCTGAGATTAAAAAAAGTCTTACTCTTGCTAAAGAGAAGGCTAAAGGAAAAGCTATTAAACAAGCACCTAGTCCTTTTGAAGATGAATTAATTGATGGTAAGCCATCAGGAAATGTTATTTTTAAATTTAAGACTAAGGCAAAAATAATAACTAAAGATGGTAAAGTAATACCTAATAGAGTTGCATTATTTGATAGCACAGGAAAACCTATGATTGACGCTAATGTTTGGTCAGGCAGTGAAATGAAAGTATCAGCAGAATTGATACCTTATTACACAGCTATGGCAGGAGCAGGTGTGTCAATGAGACTAAGAGCCGTTCAAGTAACTAAGTTAGTTGAAGGTGGCTCTAGTAATGCTAAAGGTTATGGCTTTGATAAAGTTAAAGATGGCTATGAACAACCTGAAGCAGTAGTAGCACAGGAAGAAAATGTATCGCAGGAAACTCAGGCTGACTTCTAAGGAAGTTGGATTAAGATACGGCTTTCGTTCAGGACTAGAAGAGTCCATAGCGAAAGAATTAAAAGACAATCGTGTAGCGTATGAATTTGAAAAGACTAAGTTGAAATATACTAAGCCTCAAAAAGTTCATACCTATACGCCTGATTTTCATTTAACAAAGAAAAAGATTTTTATAGAAACTAAAGGATTATTTACTACTCAAGATAGACAGAAAATGAAATTGATTAGGGAACAATATCCTAATTTAGATATTAGATTTATATTTTCTAATGCGAAAGCTAGAATAAGTAAAAAATCTAAAACAACTTATGGAATGTGGTGTGAAAGATATGGATATGAATATGCTAGTAAACACGTTCCGAAAGAATGGTTATGAGTAATATAAGAAAAGAAACTAAATATATTGTCATACACTCATCGGAAACTAATCCGACACAAAATTTTGACGCAAAAGACATTGACCTACAGCACAGAAAAGAAGGTTTGTTCTCTTGTGCATTTCACAAAGTAATAACTAGAAAAGGTGAAGTGCAAGATGGAAGAGATATACAAATTGCAGGTGCTCACGTTGATACTAATGTTAAATTGTCAAATAAAAATTCTATTGGCATTTGTCTAATCGGTGGACAGTCAGTAGATGGTAAGCCCGATTGTAATTTTACTTTTAAACAATATGAAGCTCTTTTAGAGTTAATTCGTGATTTAAAAAAAGATTATAAAGAGGTTACAATAGTTGGTCATAGAGATATGACTGACTCCTTATCTCCGCATTTTAACGTAAGTGAATTGCTGAGGTAGTTTGTTTGTACCCCTTGAGAGAGTAAATAATACTCAACGGAAAATCTTAAATGATTGGAATTGTGAGGCTAAAGCTCTCAAGGGGAAAATATTTAACAGGAAAATTTTTATGGAAAAACAGGAAAGTAACTTTTTATATCATACGCCGTGCAATAATTGTGGTTCGTCAGACGCTAGTTCCGTCTATGATGATGGACACTCTTATTGTTTTTCGTGCAACACAACAACTAGGGGAAATGATTTGGAACAACCAACAAAAGAAAAAACAAATAAAGAATTTATAAGTGGAGAACTTTCTGCTTTAACAAAAAGAAAAATAGATTTAGACACAGTAAGAAAATTTAATTATCAACAAGGTGCGTGGTTTGGAAGACCAGTTCAGATAGCAAATTATTATGATAAAGATAAAAAATTAGTAGCACAAAAATTAAGAAACCCTGATAAGACCTTTCAATGGCTAGGGGACGCAAGACAATCAGGTTTATTTGGTCAGCACCTTTGGAGAGACAAAGGCAAAATGATTATTGTAACTGAGGGAGAAATAGATTGCCTTAGTGTTAGTAAAATTAATTCAAATAAATTTCCAGTAGTAAGTGTAAAGAGTGGAGCACAAGGAGCTAAAAAAGATATTCAAAGAGAGTTAGAATTTTTAGAAGGATTTGATTCAGTAGTCTTAATGTTTGACCAAGATGAACAAGGTAAACAAGGAGCTATAGAATGTGCAAAATTATTCTCACCTAACAAAGCTAAGATATGTAGTTTACCTTTAAAGGACGCTAATGAAATGTTATTAGCTAATAAGACTAGAGAATTAGTAGATTGCATTTGGTCTAGTAAAGCATACAGACCTGATGGAATAGTTTTAGGTGCAGATTTATGGAATGAAATTAAAAAAGAAGATACTTATGTAAGTGTTGATTACCCATTTGAATGTTTAAATACAAAAACACACGGGTTAAGAAAAGGTGAACTGGTTACAATTACCGCAGGTACAGGCGTAGGTAAGAGTTCATTTTGTAGACACGTTGCATTACATCTATTAAAAAAAGAATTTAGTGTAGGTTATATAGCTTTAGAAGAGAGCGTTAAGCGTAGTGCTCTAGGAATTATGGGGGTTGCTCTTAAAAAACCTTTACATCTAACTAGAGAAGGAACAAATGAAAGCGAACTTAAAAATGTTTTTAAGACAACGATTGGTAACGGGAAATTTTATCTCTACAATCATTTTGGTAGCACTCTTGCTGATAATTTATTATCTAAAATAAGATACTTAGCAAAAGCGTGTAATGTAGATTTTGTAATTCTTGACCATTTACATATGGCATTGTCAGCATTAGGTGATGCACATACAAGTGACGAAAGAAAGTTAATTGATTATACTGTTCAAAAATTAAGAACGCTAGTAGAAGAAACTGGTATTGGTTTAATATTAGTCTCACATCTTAGACGTTCAGAAGGAGACAAAGGTTTTGAAGATGGTAAGAGTGTTGGTTTAAATGCGTTACGAGGTAGTCAAAGTATTGCACAACTATCCGATATAATTATTTCAATGAATAGAAATTTACAAGCCAAAAATAATCTTGCTCAAGTAAATATTTTAAAGAATAGATTTACAGGTGAAACTGGTCACGCTTGTAATCTTTATTATAATTTAGAGACTGGTTGTTTAAGTGAAGTAAAAGGAGATATATCTGATGAGTTTTAATCCTATTTTTAAAAAGACTGAAGCGATGGAGTGGACTGCTTATGTTTTAGAAGCTGTAGGTAAAGCAAAAAAATATCAGAAAAAAGTTTTTTTAGATGTTGCTAAAGAAAACACTGCATATATGATGGAAGATGCTCTTTTAAATATGGCGATGAGTGGAGAATCTGCGGCTTGGCGAGTTGAGGTTAGATTACATACATTACAATGAGAAATTTTCCTGAAGATAAAATGTTGATGATGATGTTTATTTTTATTACACTTTATTTACTTATGGATATTATATTTTAAATGAAAAAAGATAAAAAAGATAAAAAAGAAAAAGATAGCAAAGTTACAATAGAAGGCGTATTAGCTTGTGTTACAGTTATGCTGTGGTTGATATTCTTTCCTTTGATAATGTTGTATGATACATTTTTTGGTGGTTGGAAAAAATAATGATGAAAAAGAAAATAAGTGAACCCCTTATTGTTGGTAACAAAAGATATTATAAATATAAAATTATATGGGAAGATATTGTTGGTGATTCAACTCTCGCTACTTCAAGTGAGTTTAGAAAATTAACTTGTGCTAACATACATACAGAGTGTTGGTTATTTGATAAAACAGATAACTATGTTTATTCTTTTGCAAGTTATTATATAGACAAAGACGACATAGAATTTGGGGATAGAAATATTTATCCTCGTAGTGTAATAAAGAAAATGATAAGGATATAATATGAAATATTGTTTTGATGTAGAGACAGATGGTTTTTTAAACCAATGCACTAAAATACATTGTATAGTCTTAAAAAATATTGATACTAATGAAATACTAAAATTAGATAATGAAAATGCAATAAAAGAATTAGAAAAAGCAGACCTAATTGTTGGACATAATATTATTAAGTTTGATATACCCGTCCTAAAAAAGTTTCACGACTTTAAACCTAAAGGAAAGGTTTTTGATACAATAGTAGCTACTCGTTTACTTTACCCTGATGTAAAGGAACGAGATTTCCAAAGAAAAGGCTTCCCTACTAATTGTATAGGACGACATAGCTTGAAAGCGTGGGGATATAGGGTGGGCGAGTACAAGGAAGCATTTGATACTGACTGGAAGGAATACAGTCCTGAGATGTTGGATTATTGTGTCCAAGATGTTGAGGTGACTGATACTTTATATAAAGCAATAGAACGTAAAGGTTATTCTTGTCAGGCGATGGAGTTGGAACACGAAGTAGCAACTTTAATATTTAAACAGGAGCGTTATGGTTTTATGTTTAATAAAGAGGAAGCAGTTAAATTATATTCTAAATTAAATGCTAGACGTTTAGAACTAGAAGATGATTTACAAAAATTGTTTCCCCCTAAATTAGAACGCACACCATTTATACCTAAAGTTAATAACAAAGCTAGAGGATATATTAAAGGTAAAATTTTTTATAAAGAAAAGACAATTACTTTTAATCCTAGCTCAAGACATCACATAGCGGCAAGACTGATTGAACGACACAAATGGAAACCTCAAGAATATACAAATGATGGTAAACCTAAACTAGATGAAACTGTTTTAGCAAGTCTTCCATATCCTGAAGCAAAAGTTTTATGTGAACATTTTTTATTAGATAAAAGAATAGGACAGTTAGCAACTGGAGCTCAAGCGTGGTTAAAGAATGAATCTAATGGTAGAATACACGGAACTTGTAATACTAATTCTACAGTAACAGCTCGTGCAAGTCATTCACACCCAAACTTAGGACAAGTACCTAGTGTTGGTGTTCCTTATGGAAAAGAATGTAGAAGTTTATTTACTGTACCTGAAAGAAAAAAATTAGTTGGTATAGATATATCAGGATTAGAAGTTAGATTGTTAGCACACTTTATGTCTAAGTTTGATGAAGGTGAATATGCTAAAGTAGTTTTAAATGGTGATATACATACTGAAACAAAAGAATTAGCAGGTTTAGATTCAAGAGACCTAGCAAAAAGATTTTACTACTGTTTCCTATATGGTGGTGGTGTAAAAAAGATTGCGTTAGTAACTGGTAAGACAATGAAAGAAGCTAAGAAGATACGAGAAAGATTTTTAAATAATCTTCCTGCTTTAAGTAAGTTATTAACACAAGTACAACAAGCGGCTGAGAGAGGATATTTAATAGGTCTTGATAAAAGACAAATTAAAATTCGTTCAGTACACGCCGCACTCAATTCTCTTTTACAAAGTGCAGGAGCTATAGTTTGTAAGCAGTGGTTAATTGAGTTTAACAAAGCTGTTAAAAAATATAATGATGTTCAACAAGTTGTTTGGGTACACGATGAAATACAAGTTGAATGTCTTGAAGAAGACGCAGAGAAAATAGGAAAGTTAGCTGTAGAATCTATTGAACGTACTGGAAAACACTTCAATTTAAGATTGCCTTTAACTGGACAATATAAAATAGGAAATAACTGGAGTGAAACACATTAATGAAAAAGATAAATAAAGGTTACGATTATGTAGCACCGAGAAATAGTTTTCTCACTGATTTGCCCTTTGGGGAAAAATATGAGAGAGAATCTAAATCAATACTAGAAGGCAAAGATGTTAAAGTAGAAGTTAAGGCTGATAGGTTATGTCAGAAGACAGGAAATGTATATGTAGAAACAGAAAGTAGAGGGAAAGACTCAGGTATTACAACTACTGACGCTGATTTTTGGACATTTTGTTTATGGTCAGAAAAGCGTGAAGCTCAAACTTATGTTTCTATCCCAGTAAAAATACTGAAAAAATTAATGACGAATTACCCAATTAAAGTAGGGGGAGATAACTGGACTTCTAAAGGACATATCATACCAAAAGGAGATTTATTAAATCAAACAATATGAGGAAGGCAAAAATGAAAAAAAAAGATAAAGTATTATTAATAGATGGTGACATATTAATATATAAGATAGCCACTTCCAATGAAGTAAGTACACATTGGGGTGATGGATTTTGGACATTACACTGTGATGAAAAGACGTGTATGGCTGAAGTAGATGCTCAGATAGATGAGTTAGGTTCTAACTTTGAAGCTGACGATTATGTTTGTGCTTTAACTGATAAGAATAATTTTCGTAAAGATATTCTTCCGAGTTATAAAGATAATCGTAAAGACAGACGTAAGCCGATGGTTTTAAATGTTTTGCGTGAATACATTATGAAGAAACATAATGGAGTTATGTGGAAAAATTTAGAAGCTGACGATGTTATGGGTATAATGGCAACTGAACCACACCCTACTGAAGATAGGATTATCGTTTCTATTGATAAAGATATGAGACAAATTCCTGCTAAAGTTAGTAGAGATGGGGAAACAGTTGAACACATACCTCAAAGATTAGCTGATTATTGGTTTATGATACAAACAATGGCAGGTGATTCTACCGATGGGTACTCAGGATTACCAAATGTGGGCGTTAAAACTGCTGAAAAAATGATTAAGCAATACACTAATGTACCCCTTTTAGAGCTATGGAAAATCGTTGTTGGAGCTTATAAGGCTAAAGGCTTTACTAAGAAAGAGGCTCTACAACAAGCTAGAGTTGCACATATTCTTAGACATAAAGAATACAATAAGAAGACGGGAAGGGTCAAGTTATGGCAGATAAAATAAAGAACCCCCCTCATTACTTTAGATTTAAAATAGAACCCATTACTTTTATTATGCAGAATAATATTCCGTATGCTGAAGGTAATGCTATTAAGTATATTTGTCGTTGGAGATATAAACATACTACTAAAGAAGAACGAATAGCTGATTTAAAAAAAGCTCAACAGTATCTTAATTTATTAATAGAGCAGGAAACACAGCCTGAAGGAAAGATAAAATTAAAACTTACTGGACAGACGACAGAAGAAAAAGCTGAAGAAATACAAAAAGGTTTGTATAAAAATGGTTAAACATAATCATTTAATTATAAGAGCTAATATAAATAAACCACCAAAAGATATTCGTTTCGTAAGAAAGTGGTTAAGAAAATTAGT